CGAGGGTTTTCTCAGGCAATTGCCCTGTTGAAAAAACGTGGGGGAAAATTCAACCCGGCAACAAAAACTTGGGCGGTGCCGACCGGCAAGGTGACCGCCGACGACGCCAGCAGTTTCGGGCTCAGCCAAAAAGCCTTCCCACAAAAAATAAGGTCGAAGCAAGACGAAGACAACTTTGGCCCCGAGGATGACCCGGAACGGTTTAGGGTATACCGATAATCTACGCACCACCCACAAAGCCCGCATGGCGCAAACCATGCGGGCCTTTTTGCGTTTGAACAACAGCATCAGCTAAAACACCGTAGAATACACGAAACCCCACCCAGCGGGGCTTTACAAATAAAACAGGGCCCCCCCTTGGACGACGCCGAAATCTTGAAATACCGGCCACTGGTGATAAGTATCGCCCGATGGTTCTGCGGGAAATACCGAAAAAAAAGCACACTAGATGACCTGGTGCAGGCCGGTTGGCTTGGCATGCTGGCAGGGCTGAAGTCATACGACCCAACCCGAGGGGTGACCCTGGGAGCCTATTCCCGGGCATGGATTTGGGGGGCAGTTTACAAGGAGTGCCACGGCAAAAAAACGGCTTTGCAAGGCGTCGCCATCGGCCTTCCCGATGGCCTTGAGGCCCCCAACGGCAGCACCGTCGAGGCCCGCGATACGCTGGCAACGCTCACGCCCGAGGCCCGGCAATTCGTTGAATATCTATGGTTGGAAAACGAGACGCCACAAACAGCATGCGACCGAATGGGCTTGATATTCGTTGACCCGCAAAAAATGCTAAAAGAAATTCAACAACTCATTAGATCTGCGATCATTTAGCCTATATGGCAACCATACGCACATTGACAGAAGAGCGCCATTCCCTACCAGCCGGCAGCACCCCCACCCGGGAAAGGCCAGTTGTGAGGGGGGTAAAAGTGCTTGGGAAGACTTCCCGCAATGGCAGGAATTACCCCGATAGCGTCATGCGGAAAGCCCTTGAAAAATACAACGGGGTAATGGTTAATATCGACCATCCCAAGGGCGAAGGCCCCGTAAAATACGAATCCCGGTTTGGCCGACTCCGTAACCCACGCATGGGCAAGGACGGCATTTACGCCGACCTATTCTACAACCCGAAACACCCGCTTGCGGAAGGTTTTGCATGGTTTGCGGCGGAAGATCCTGGAGCGGTGGGGCTTTCGCACAACGCCCAAGCCCGCACCAAAATGAGGGAAGGCGTGGAAGAGGTCGAGGAAATCGTAGAGGTTGATTCAGTTGATCTAGTGGCGGAACCCGCAACCACGGCGGGCTTGCTGGAGAGTTTCAGCAGGGTAAGCAAACGACTTGAAGGGGGCGGTATGTACGACAACGACAACGGAGATAAGATTGTGCTAAAACCATCGGTAAGGTTGGAAATTGAAAAGGCCGACATGCCTGGAGCAATCAAGGGCCCGGGCCTTTTCGACCAAGAAAAGGACGGCATGGAGGCGGAAGGCGATTACGAAAATTCTCCCAAAGACCAGATCGCCGACGTTCTAAACGACGACAGTTTAGACATGCAGGCCAAAATAAACAAACTGTTGGCGATGATGGCCGCAGCGACTGGCGAGCCAGACGATGAAATGAACGAAAAAGAAGGCATGCACATGATGGATGATAAGGACATGGAGGGCGAGGGCTACCCCAGCGACGACGAGCCCAACGCCAAGAAAAAAATGGCTATGGAGGAATCTTTGCGTCGAATTGCAGGCCACCCAAGCCTTCGCAAATTGCTTGAGGAGGTGGACGCCTATCGGGCCCGCGACCGCCGAGAATATGCGCTGGCACAAGCCCGCAAGGCTTGCAATGCTTCGAGCCTTCCCGGCTATTCGATCACCGAGGCCTTCCTCGGAATCCTTGCCGACACTAACGCCAAGGCGTGGAAGGGCATTATTGAAGATCGGCGCAGGGTGATTTTCAAGGGCGAAAAACCGCTATCAGCAGTAAACCATGACGGACGATTGACGGTTGATTCTCTGGTGAAATCTCTACGTTCTTGAACCCTTAAAAGGAGGTTTTGATATGGCAGTTTCTCAATACCAGTATGGCCCCACGAACCCGATTCTTGCGACTATCGCCACGGCTAAGGCTGTTGCGGTTGGCGATATTGTAGGCATGGCAACCGGCACGTTAATTCGTGCTGAAGATCAGGCCTGGGATACCAATATCGCCACCACCCAAACAGCGTTTTCCCTGTTGTTTCTAGGGGTTTCGGGGCAGCAAAAAAACAACACCGACGCACGGATTTTTGGCAACTCGACTGACAACGTTTGCCGGGTAGACGCCGGCGGAATATTCACCTTCGATTGTGCCAGCGCAACCTTTGAAATTGGCGATTTTGTGGGCCCGGCAAAGGCTTCCGGCAATGCCCTGGAATCCCAAAAAGTTGTTGCGGTTGCAACCGACCTTCTCGGAATCGGCCGAGTTGTCGAGCGGGGCACCAGCATCACCCGGGTAAAAATTCAGCTTCTTTCCAAATTGGCACCAGTGGCACGGCAGGTTTAATCTACCCCAAAGGAGGTCTTTTACAATGAGCATTGAACGGAATTTAAGGCGAATTTGCGAATCCAACGGGGTGAACGCCACCGTAAGCACCTTGGCGGATGCCTTTGCGGCAAAGAAAATTCGCCCCGGCGAACTGTCTATTAGGCGGATGGCGGAAACCTTCATTGGCTCTAATTGGGATTCCGTTTTGGAAAACCGAATGGGCCGAGTGCAGGAGTCCGCCGACAGCGTTTCGGCCTCGCTTTTTACGGCAATTACTGGCCAGCTGCTGGTAAACGAAATCAAGGAAAAGTACAAATTGGCATCGTTTATCGGTGACAGCCTTTGCACTACAATTCCGGTGACCAACGGCAACCTGGGCACTCAGAAGGTGCCTTATCTTTCCGACGTTCGTGACGTTGGCGAAAAACTGGAGGAAGGCGAACCCTATCCCCAAACCCAGTTTGCCGGGCAGTATATCACCTACCCGGGCGTTGAAAAACACGGGCGGATTTGTGCTGTTTCGATGGAGGCAATCTTCAGCGACCTAACCAGCCAGATCTTGGACTCCGCTAGGAGCGTGGGCCAGTACCTTGCCCTAACACGTGAATACAAGATCTTGCAGGTGGCCCTTGGCATCACCAACAACCACAGCTGGAACGGCACCAGCTACAACACCTATGTTGCCAGCGGTGGCAGCTGGGTAAACAAGGTCGCCACCTTCAGCCTGACTGACTGGACATCCATCAACAGCCTCGAGCAGTTGTTTGTGAACATGACCGACCCGATAACAGGCTACCCGATTCTGATCGAGCCCAAGAATATTCTGGTGACGCCAGCCCAGAAATATGCCACCCGTTCAATCGTCAACGCCACCGAGGTACGCAGAACCCAGCCGGGTTACGCCACCAGTGGCGGGCCGATCCAAAACGTGAGCGACAACCCGCTAGATCGAGATTACCAAATCTTGACCAGTCCCCACGCACTCAAGGCCCTTACTGACTCCGGCGTATCAGCTGCAAACAGCAATATCCGGGTTTACCTAGGCGATTTCCAGAAGGCTTTCGTTTGGCGCGAGGCCAAGCCCCTGACAATCGTTGAGGCCCCACCGTTGAACCCGATGGAGTTCAACCAGGATATTGCCTTGGCCGTCAAGGCGTCCTGGATGGGTGTCGCAGGCGTTCGCGATCCTAGGTTTGTTGTACTCGGAAGCGAATAATGGCCAAAAAACCCCACCAAGCCGTAGAGTTCAAGCCGGTGCTAGCCTCAGGGTTGGCACCGGCGGAACCCGCTGGTACCCAGCCGTTTTTGCCAGCGCAGGCGAAAACCTGGACAATCGGGCTTTCCCACCTCCCCGATATGCAAATTGAGGCCAGCAGCCAAGGCGAGGCAATCGCAATTTACAACGCAACTCTAGGAATCCGCAGCACCGAACACACCTACCGGGTGAGCTAACCTATGGCCCTTGCCGATGACATTCTGGCGGTTTCCACCCAACGGAGTAATCTACTATCGGCATTAACCGCCGATAGTGTCTCTCCGCAGCCCAGTTATTCCGTGGGTGGGCAATCGGTTTCCCGGGGCGAATGGCGAGAGGCCTTGCTTCGCCAAGTTGGCGAGCTTAACAGAATGGCCCAGATTTTGGGGCCCGTCGAAATTCGTTCACAAATCTATTGATGGTTGAAACATGCCCACAATTGACGTCTCAAACGACTACGAAGTATTCGACAACACCCAACCAATCATCATACGCAACCCGGACGGTGAGCAGAAGCCCGCCAGTCATGCGCTTCAGCAGGGAATTGACTCAGTTTTATCCGACTCGGGCGATGGCACCCTAGCATATCGGACTTTTTGCACCTGGCACGTCTGGCGGAAAAACTTAAACTCTTCTTCCCCCGTTTTTGTCCCGCAACTAAATTGCCGAATCACCGACCCTCGAGGGGTAAGGTGGTTTGCGTCCTCCGTCAACCTTGACGTGTGGGGCGAAAAATACATGGTTGAATGTGAGGCCCAGGCGGGCACGGTGGTTCAAGACGTTGACCTTCCGGGGCTTGGATAATGTCAGCTTACTACGATATTCTAAGCGCCCTGAAAACCCGCATAACCACAGCGGTTGCTAGCGCCAACCCATTGCCAACGGTTGCCCTACGCAAGCGGGCGGTGATGCTAGGCGGCGACCCCTTCCCGATGATCGTGCTGGCCCCTGGCGACGGCGGCGAAGTGATCGAGGAGGAAACATTTAACCTGCACGTTACCTATTCCTACCCGGCGATAATCTGCCTTTATTTAGCTGGTGACCGCGACCAAACACTAGACACCCAAGGATATTTGGGGCTTCGCCAGACGATACGGAACGCAATTTACCAGCCATTGCTTGCCGGGGCTGGCACCGTATATGACACCCAAATGAGCCTAGGCGGATCATTTATCCAAGTAGAGAACAGAAGCACCGTCGAACTAACTACTTTTAGGCTCTCTTTCTTGTCTTCAGAAACCCGGAGCGCATAAAATGCCTTTTACCCATACCGTATCTTACAATTTCTCGGACTCCGGCGGGCCAAATCAGAATTTTTCAGCTACTCAATCAAGCGATGGGCAGGTAAACATATCCGTAACAATCGCAGCGGCAGCAAGTAATTTCGCTGTAGTTTGTCCGCTAACCGCCAGCACCGTAAAAGCGATGGCCCTGTGGTCAGATGCAGCCATGACCGTAGTTACTAAGCTGGCGGGCGTGACAAAAGACACATTTACCCTAACCGCCAACAAGCCGTTGATTTGGCAATTCGGATTCCCGAATTCCTGCCCAATTACGCTTAATTGCGACGCTTTAGCCGTCACATCAACACCCGGCGGCGTGCTCAATTTGTACGTTCTGGAGGACGTGTAAAATGGCATTAGACCTTGCTCAAGTCTCAATAGCGGCCACGTGGCAGCAAACCAAGGCAAACACCGGGTTTGCCAGCACGGTGCAAGGCCCTGATTCAAATTCATTGCTTGCCACTCTGGTAGTTGGCGCCAGCAATGCAAATTCAGTTTATGCGGCTTCCGGCACAATTGCTTCAGCTGGCACCGTCTCGATTGATTTGCAATCGTTTACTGACCAGCTTGGCCAAGCAATTACGATGACTCGGGTTTACGCAATGCTGGTGCAGACGGCAACCGGAAGCCTGAAGGTGGAACCTCATGCAACCAACGGGCTTGTTTGGTTTTTCTCGGGGACAACCCCGGCAATCACCCTTCCCCCGGGCGGCGGATTTTGTTTTCTTCAGACGACTTCTCAGACAGTGGACTCGACTCACAAGGTTGTCCAATTGACCAATACCGGATCGCCAGCATTGACGTTAACGTACAAAATTACAATTATAGGAGGGCCCTGATATGCCTTATTATGCTGGCAAATTTGCCACTTTGACGATTGGCGGAGTTGCCTACCCGATGGATTCCTGGAGCCTTGACCAGACCATCGAGGAGGTCGAGGTGACCAATTTTACCAGCGGCGGCGGGCGGCAAGTAATTGCCGGAATTGCTGGCGGTTCAATGAGCGCCAGCGGGCCGTATGCGGGCGCAGCCCCTACGGTTGGCGCAACTGGCACGGTGATTTTCGACGTCGGCGGCGGTTCGACCGCAAGCAAGACGATCCTGTTGACCAGCGTAAAAACAGCAACGGCGGTGAAAGACAAGGCTACCCTAGACGTGTCTGGTTCGATCACCTACTAAGCGGGTGAAATATGAACCCGCTACCCGCTTTATACGGCAATGTGGCAAGGCTTGTTTACGGCATTGAACGACAACTTGAATGCGATAGCTACCAGTTGACCGTTACGGCGCCAACGGTGGAAATAACGAATATTTCAATTTACGGAGGATTGACCGGGTGGCCTTCGGGCGGTGCCCGGTTGACCCCGTTTATACCCGTAATGGACGACCTGGTTGGAAGCCAACGGCGATATATGGAGTTCGGCACTCCACAACAATTGACCTTCGGCGGGATTAGGCGGGGCAAGGTTTCCCTGACGGGAATTTGTACCTTCCAGTCTTCCACCCCGCACGTCGGAAATTACGTTAGAATATTGCTAACCCATGCGGTTGCGCTTGGCTATACTGGCGTGGTTACGGTGCCCTCAATTGTTACTGAATTTACGATAACCCAGAACGTTAACGGTTATATGCGCTGGACTTGTACGGCAGAATCTCACGGCGACTTTGATTTAACCCAGGTCTAATAGGAGCCACCACCAATGGCACTGAAAACTTTATCCGAGACAATTGGCACCCATGCGGGCGGCATGGAATTTCATGCGGCGGATGGCCGCAAACACAAGGTAAAACCCCTGACACTGGCGCTGCTTGGCCAGTTCGAGAAATGGCTAGAAGGCCGGGCCTTGAAATCAATAATGGGGCAAAAAGAACTGCTAGGAGAAGACTTCCCAACGGCGCTTTCTGTTGTATCTGGCGACATTGTAGCGGGGAAATATGCGTTTGGCGGGGCCTCTTGCGCCACTGCCTTGCAATCAGTGCCGGGCTCAATTTGCCTTATTTCGCTTATGCTGGGCGTTGACGAAATCCGGGCCTCGCATTTAATCAGTACGCAGGCCGAGGAAATAAAGGTAATCATGGAAGCGATGGTGGCGGAGTCAATGCCCGAGGGAAAGCCGATGGCGGTGGAGGCGGTGGAATAGTTCCGCACTGGCCGCAAATGATTGCGGGGCTTGTTGACGAGCCCTATTTGCTGCGGATGGAAGACGTGGCGCAATTAACGCCTAGGCAGGTATCGGGTATCTACTATCGGCCAAGAAACGATAAGGGGGTTGCCTTGCCATTGCCCTATGCGTTTGAAACTGTTGCGGGGGCAAAGGCACGGGCGTTTGAGATTTTAACGGCGTTGGGGATGACGGAAGACGAAGCACGAAGGAAGGTGTACGGTGGCTAGTGCTGTTGATGCGCCGATGCTTCGCCTGGCGCAAATTTTTGCAACCTTGGCGGCAAAGGCCAAGCTGGCCTCGGATGCGTTGGGGCGGTTAAACCCCGGGGGCGTTGGCGACGCTGTTGAAGAAATCGTGGTGGCCTTGAGGCCCCTGCAAGCATCGTTTGGAAGCCTGAGGGCGGTTGCCGATGCGTTTGGCGGGTTGCGGGCTACGCTGGTCCCGGCTTCGGCGGCGATGGGCGGGCTGCTGCAATCGTTGGGCAATTTGACCACCGTTAAACAGTTTATGGCAGGGCTGGCGGACATCCGTCAGGGCCTTGTTACGGGGCTATCGGTGCCGGTGACGTTGGCGGCGACGAGCGCCAGTAAGGCATTGGCCGCAACTGGCGGATTTGCCCGATATTTGGGCCGCGAGTTCAGCGCAGCGGGCACCGATATTAAAACCCGGTTTGTCTCAAGTTTTCCCAAATTCGCTACGGCGTTGGCGGGGGCCGGGAGGTCTATTGGTTTGTTTGCTACGGCGGCTTTGCCGGTGATCGGCGCAATGGCCAAACTGGGCGGGGCGGTTGGTGCATTGGCATTGGTTGCCGGGGCGAAAACCTTGGCGGTTGGCGGCATGGTTGCGGGTGGGGCCGTCAAGGGGGCGGTGGCGGTGGGTGGTGCGGTGGGCGGTGCGGCTAAAGGCGTGCTAGATGGCGCGCTGGGCGCAATTGCTGGAGTGGCGGGGGCGTTTACCGGCATTATCGGGATTGCGTCAAAATTCGTCGAAGCCCTCAACCCTGCGATCATGGAGCAGCTAAATTTAGCGTTTTCCGATTTGTTCGCTGTTGTGGGCCGTTTGTTTGTCCCAGTTATGGCGGCGGTGATTCCTATCGTTCGCACCTTTGCCGACGCAATGGTTCCGGTGGTTCAAGGGCTTATGCCGGTTTTTGGTATCCTGGCGGAAGCCTTGATGAATTTGGCGGGGCCGATCATCGGGATATTTTCCGGGGTGTTGCTGACCTTGACCCCGATTTTTGAGCAGTTTGCCAAGGGCCTTTCTCAAATAGCGGCGACAATCGGGCAAAGCCTTGGCCCGATTATCGACGCAATCCTTCCGGTGCTGATGGTTTTGTTGCAGCTTTTTATCGACCTGTTGCCAGCGGTAAACGATATGCTGCAAGCCTTCGCCCTGATATTCACTTCCGGGCTCCAGTTGGCAATCCCGTATCTGGTCTGGGCACTGCAAGGCCTTGCCGAGGCTATTGTTTACGTGGTTTCGTGGTTCGGCAAAACCATGAAGGAAGGCGCCGTAATTATGTCGGATTTTGCCAAAACCTTGATGCCAGCAGATGGCCCAGCCAAGACCCTGAAAGTTCCTGAAATCACCCAAGACGCTTCCCGTGGTGCGGCTTCCAAGGGGGCCCAGTTCATGGGATTTGCAGAGCTTGGCAAAGGCCTTATGGCCGCATCTTTTGGGTCTGGTGCCAATACCCCGGAAATGAAAACGGCTGAAAATACGGGCAAAATAGTGGCGGGAATCGATAAGCTGGTTGCTGGCCAGAATCCACCGCCAGCGGGTGGTTTCCCAATCAACCAACCAGGGGCGGGCAAACGATAATGGCCAGCGTTCTACTGCCGAATTATTGGGAGCGAATTGATTCGGTTTCACCGTCTCAGGCTTCCTTCGGGCCCGATGGCGGTTCGGCGTCGATGGAGTTTATTGTTTCCCGGGGTAATATCGGATACGTTTTGGCCGACATTCTAGGCAGCGCCATAATCAACGCCAACGGCAGTTTGTCCCGTGTTTTGCCATTGGCGCATCCAGAATACAACTGGTTATACGCCAGCAAAATTACGAGCCTACAGGGCATCGGTGCGGCGGGCGCATACGATGCGCAGAACAGCACACTAAGCTTACAGGACGACGTTGATCGGAAATTGCCATCCTTCTTGGCCGTTTACGAAAAATACAAAATAAGCGTGCAATTCGAGGCTAGGCCGTATCTGGTTTTGTCGGACTCGCAGACGTGGCAATTTGCGGCGGGGCGGAGTCATTACGACACCAAAGGATTCCAGCAGATGTTTTCTGATTATGGCGAATATCGGCGATTCTCAAAAATGGTGCGGACGCCAACGGCGGAATTCTTGGCCAGCAATAACGGGACGTTTTTTTTCCAATCGCCGGACCTTCCCGCAGGGCTGGCGCAGGCGACTTCGGCGACAACCGGGGCCGGGCCGCAAATCGTAGTCATGAAATCCAAGGTAGTTGTAACCTGGTTTTTTGTGCCGTATCGGATGGTTACATCAATAAATATCCGGCAGGCTTCCGGGCGACTCAATTGGTACTCGGAGGCGGGCCAAGCCGGGGCTTTTTTCGGGTTTGAGCAAGGGTCGTTATTATTCGAGGGAATTGAGATTACCGAATATCCGGGGCCATTCCCCACGACCCCGATAAATTTTGGAGTTCCACCGGGAAGCGATTTGATTGACGCATCAATCTACAACAATAAATATTGTGATATTTCCTTTATTTTCTCTGAATTCACGGTGCCAACCGAAATGCAGGCGACCGGGCCGATAAACCGGCTGGCGATCTCGGGGGCGATCTACGAGCACCACAACCGTTTGCCTCACGTTGGTTTGATGAAGTATTTGTATGTTTGCAATAATTTTCAGGCCGCAACGGGTTTGCCAATTTATTGGTCCTACAACATGAAAAAACTTTTTAGGTTCGACCCTTAAAATGGCGACTCCGCGAACACGGGAATTTCTGTCGGAATGGTTTGTTGCCAAAATTACGGCAATTGGTGCAATCGTTGGTGCGCCGCCTTGCGATGGCGTGCCCCATGCCTGGACAACGGTTACCCCCTGCCCGGAGTATTCCAATGTTTGGGTTGATCCTTATTTCCCAGTAATCACCGGAACGGCGACGGCGCAACCAGCGTATGCACTGGACGGGCTGGCGGCGGTGGTTGGCGACATCGTTTTTATGCGACTCCGTGGCACTCCGGGCGGGATGAACGTCTACGAATTTCAGCGGATTTCGGGACGGGCCCAGTGGTCCAGTGGGGCGGGGGCGCCTTCTGGTGGCGTGAACGGTGATTGGTATTATAGAACATCGAATAAATTCGTTTATGAAAAAGTTGCCGGGGTGTGGACCGCTCGCAGTGTTACCAGTAGCGTGATTACTGGCATTACCTGCGTCTCCGGGGTGCTGACGGTGACCACCAAAACCTTGACTGTCTTCGGAGATGTTTCGTAATGGCTGCAGCCACAGCAAACACTACACCCACGCAGCCAGGTGGCACCGGATCGGCGGCGCAGGCTGGCGCTATGGGCAGCAGTGGCGGAACGACTACGGGGACAGTGGCGTGCTCGAGTTGTTGCGCTCCGCAGGGGCGGTATTTGGTTAGCTTGTTTGGCGGATATGGTGTTCCTGGAAGTTGCCCTGGCGCCATTGACAACAGCCAGCCATTTATTATGTACGCCACTACTGTAGCGACGTTCAATTTCCCTTATACTGCTGCACAATTCTGCGTTCCAGCAACACAGTCTTGGCAATTTCTTGGGGAGGAAAACTACTGGCCAGCATATTGTGCGCGGTTTTTTGGCCCACGAACTGGTTGTTCGACTGTCTCTCCCCCTGCAACGCAAACCAATGACAATTCCTCATTTTTAAGACCATTTTTTTGGTATCCGTCAACAGGAACTAGCAGCGGCATTTATTTGCAAATACGAGCATGCACCTGCGATTCTGTAAATACAAATGAATATTTAATTTTTGGAGACTCTTACCAATTTAGTCCAAGTGTCCCATTATCAATTACAACAGTATCTTGTTCTCCTCCTGTCTTTTCTATTGCAGTTAATATTTACAAGATTAATGTGCTCTCTTTTTCATTTTTTCCGCAAATTGTTGGAACTGCAGTTGTAACACTAACATTCTGAGACCCTTAAAGTGGCATTCTCGCTCACCTACACCTCGCTTTATTACGACATCTGCACAGGTGCCGTAGACCTTGACACCGACACCTTCAAAATGCTCCTTGTCACATCGTCTTATACCGCCGACAAAACCCACGACAAGCGCAACGACATAACCAACGAGGTCAGCGGCACAGGCTACACCGCAGGGGGCAATGCGGTTACAGTCACCGTGGCCCAGGACAACACTAACAGCAGGGTGACAATAGACTTTACGGTGACCAGCTGGACCAGCTCAACAATTACCGCCAGAGCTGGTGTCATATACAAATCACGAGGCGGCGCATCGAGCGCAGACGAGCTAGTCTGCTACCTCGATTTTGGCGCTGATGTGAGCAGCACCGCAGGCACATTTGCGGTGCTGGTCGCTGATCCGATGGTGCTGCAAAATTGAAAAAACCATGCCCTGAGGATCCGACTATTTGTCTTTGCAGGATCTGCTATTTGTTTCAGTATAACGGCTTGC